AGAAAGCCCCAGCTTGACCCATCAATGAAACCCGAAACATAATCACAAGGTGGGTCACTTCTCAGTGAAAACCCCGGGTCACTTCTCAGCGGCAATCAACACTCTCTCCACATAGGCGCGGGCCTTCTCTGGATCGGCTGCCTGATCGCCAAGCTGGATGGAGAGGTCGAGGTCAAACGAAACGCGATAAGCGGTCACACATCATCCTTTATAAGAGGGCGTTAAACGAACGCCCGCCCATAAAGCCAATAGGTTAACCCTTTTTTCGATCCAGAGCCGCCTTGATCGCGGCATCTGAGACACCCTCGCCTTTCAGCTTTGCCTTGATCGCGGCATCGTCCATGCCACCCCGGCGGAAGCCACCGACGCGAATGTTGAGCCTGCTTTGATCGCTGAACGTGCGCTTGCCAGCACTTTTAGCCGTGCTTTTGATGCCCGCAGGCCCCTCCAGAACAGCATCCAGTTCCCCGGCAGCAATGGACTGCTTCAACGCACCGACAAAGTCAGAGAAGCGCTCTGAGGGAATATAGAGGGTAGTCTCACCGTCGAGAGAAACTGGCGAGCCGTTGAACACGGGGCTGAACTCCACGACGTTGTTCTGCACTTTCCATATCTTGCGGCCTTTGGTCGGTTCAGTGGCAAGGAACTGGCCGAGCGCCGTATCGAGGGACTTAGTAAAACGCGACCGCAGCTTTTCAGCGGCGCGGGGATCAGGCCCCTTCTTCTCAAACTCCTTCTTCAGCTTTGCATCCGAGAAGTCTTTCCAGCTTGCCATGCGAACCTCCTGTTATCAGTTGGCAGACTTCCTGCCGCACCAAAGCAAACAAGTCAAAAAGAAAGGGAGGCACAATGGCCTCCCTCGGATTAAAGTGTGACTGCGCTTTAAGCGGTCTTCTTCGCTGATCGGGTAGCCCGCAGCTTGTCGCGCCGTTCCTCCATGCCCTTATCGGCTTCGGCCAGTTGAGCATCAAATTTGCCCTTCTCGACCTCCGACTTATAGTGGTTCATGGCCGCATCGAAATGCTCTGCCGGGACAACGACTTTGGTTTCCTCGCCATTGAGCTTCAACGGCTTGTTGCCGATTCGCAATGTCAGGCAGACTTCCTTCTGGCCGCGAACAAACCAGCGACGACCTTCCTTGGTTGGGTTCGCATAGAAGTCGATTTGCTTGACAATACCTTCGATGAGAATCGTTTTGGCAGAACGCTTCTGTTCGCCGGCATCTGCGAACTCAGCCGACCGAGCAGTGGGAAGGATCATCGCGGGATTAAAGTTAGCCATTGCATATACTCCGATCTGTAGCGCTCAATTGCCCTACAGAAATCATATGCTTTCTTCTGACTAGGCAATCATCCACTCTTTGACGTTGACAATCTGGAAAACCCGAAAGAATTCAGAGCATATCCGTCTAATCTGAAATGACTAGCAGCCACATATACGCGCCATCATTGTCAGTATGGATTATATAGACATACTCACCCCGTTCTGGATCGAACTCTTCCGCCAGATAATAGCCGCCAAAATCTATCAACTTATCCACCCAATCTGACATCCGAAATTCTTGTTCCACTCGATCAAATCCATACACATCGCCAGGCGGAATATATGCAGGCATGCCATTGAAGATGACTATTTTCCCAACCACACCGAACCTCTCACCGTCAAATCCGCGTCAAATAATAGTTAGATCGCTTCTAAGCAGATCGACCGCTCTACCAACGGGGATGCCACCAAATAAGTAGATGATGTCCTGTCTAACAACCGTCAAGATCATATGCGATCCCGATCATGCCAGACTGTCCGATGTCGCAGCATGGCTGATAGAAAAGCAGAAGATGGGTCACATCATTGTGGCGACGACCGAGTTCGGCATCGACTTATCAACGATGAAGATATGGGTCGATGTCATATGCCGGTTCGTTGACCCAAGGGCAGCGATGGAATTCAAGCTGACCTTCGGATAACCGCCATGCCCAATCTACCATCCAACTTCAATCATGGCGGCAAGAAGGTCAAAGCTATTAGAAGCGACCAGTATGTGTATGACCATAACTGGCGTAAGCTGAGAGCCAAGCGACTAATTAATGAGCCGCTATGCAGGCATTGCCATGAGCGCGGTCATATCACACCCGCGACACAGGTGGACCACGTCAAGCCGAGAGCAGATGGCGGCAAGGATGTTTACGAGAACACGCAAAGTTTATGCGTCCCGTGCCATGCTGCCAAGACAGCAGAAGAGAACAGGAACCGATTTAGAATTTGATACCAAGTAGCTTGTTCTCAAAGACAAGGCCGCTATCATGCCAAGCCTGCTGAGCGACCATGATATTGCCGACCGCAACCGGCCCCAAAGCGATAATGAGGAATGCGGCGAGCGCGATACGGGAAACAGCTTTGAACATTGACTTCCTCCTTCAAGCAGAAGTCAACTGCGTAATGTCTGTCGGCGTATCGCGTCTACCAAAGACTGTTAGCTGTGGTTGACAAGAAGGAGTCCGGAAAGATGTTGCATCACACCGACTCCACGGCAAACAGTTTAAGACCCGTTATCTCGGTGGCATCGAGAGCATCCCCCAACTCGTTCGAAACAAGAGGACCATCTATCAGGTGCTTATCGCACCAGATGTGGTGCCCGGCGAGCGCGGCTTCATTGATAACCAGTTTGGCACCGGACGGCGCACCATCGCCAGACCAGAAATAGTTGAGCTTCAAGGTCGTTCGTTCCCGGTCAGCCGCATCGAGCCTTGTGCACACCACCATGATCCACATGTCGGCCACGTGAACGTTCCGGGAGCCGACATACTCGACCTGAAAAAACTGATGTTTGCTGGGTTCGAACTTCTCGATGATCTGGCGGAAACGATCACTGACGACAATGATACCATATGGTGTATCGAAGTCTTGCGCCGACAGTTGACTCTTGTACCGGAACCGTGTCGGCAAATTATCCGGCTTTATGGGTCGCCCACTCTTAAATTGAGTGCCATGAGAGAACCGCCTGCCGCCATCCGGCGTAGGATCGACAACCTCAACCTTCTTGTAATCACCGTCTAGCACGTCGATCTCACGAGTGTTGTAGGCCGGATTATCCAATCCCAGATAGTAAACCGTCATACAACCTCATTCATTCAAGGATGCAGATCGAGGGGGCACCTATTTTTCTGCTCAGGGGCCTTTATAGCAACAACCCCCCAACACAAAAGATGCCAGTGCGAATTAAACAGTTTGGGGCTTGTCTGTTCATTCCGACAAAGCCCTCATCAACGAAAGGCCGGTAAGCGTGGAAACAATTTCGGCCATCACTTCAAGCTCAGTTCCGCTTCCGTATGAAGGATAAACAAGTCCAGATGAGGTATCGGTTTGCAGGTTTGATAGCAGCCGGGTGACAGACTCGGTTGAAATATGATTGCGCTTTTCGAGAACGCCTAATGCAATAAGGTGTTCGACCGACTGCCAGCCTCTGGCACCAAATTCATCCTTCAATGATTTATAAAGCGACCATTCATCAACGGAGACTTCCACTAATTCACCGGCTTGAGACATGTGCCGCTTAGCTAATTCGCCGTTGTAAAATATGTCCATGACCTTTGCATCAAGAGGCACAAAACGGGCGACTATCTCCAAGTGCCTACGATCCGCTGCATCCTCGTCGCCCGCTGCCGCATTCGCCAATAAGCGAGCGAACAAGTCCTGTATCTCTGGCTCATCCTGCTTGGTCGCCTCTTCGAACCATGCCATTGCGTATCGCTCAGGTATACGGGCTGGTACGGTCTTTAGACCCAACGCAGCTAGTTTAGTGTTTACCTTCACCTGTATCTTTGCAGCGTTCTGTAATCGCCACGCGGCTATCCGATCACCGAGTAACCATTGCCAAGCATCGCTAAGGCTGCTCGTGAACGGCTGACTTACGTCCTTCACAATGTCGGTGGCGTCGATCATCGCTATCGTCCTCAGCGTGACGTTAGTAGTTCAGCGATCCACACTGCGGGGCGCACGATTAGCCGATGTGAAATCGAGCGCCGGGTTGCACTCTTACCGATGAACGCTGCGGCCTTTGGCCCATGACGATAATAAAGTGTGATTAGGCTCGCGCCCCAATACCGGCTCCGCAACCATTCGTCACGGAACGCTTGAAGGAACTTTACGTCGGGATGAAGTGGGTCACCCATCGTAGCAGTTATGACAAAGCAGTCCTCCGCCTTCTTCTTCTGAATAGACGGCGGCGTATATTCTGGGTCAAGAGCTATCAGCTTCTCCGCAGCATCATCCAGCCTAGACCTGAGAAGTGCTTCATACTCAGGCGTCAGTGACCAGAGACCTGGAGCATTGTTGTTGAATTGGTCGCGGTAACTCACCCCCTCGATATTATCTTTACATAGGTGAACAATGTTCTCCAGCGTTGTTCGATCACTTGGATTCCAACCTCGAACCGTATCAAGAGCATCAACCATCTGCCCCATCTGCGCGACATAGGTGGGCCAGCTATTTTGTAGCGACACATATTCAAGCATGTGATCGCGAGCCAGCTTGTAGATCGTCGCGATGAGACGGTTAGCTTCCTCGGTCACTGTTTGAAGAACGGCATTTTGAGAAACTGGATCAGCATTCGCTAGGGCGTGGTTGAATGCCACCAGCATTTCCGAAACTCGAAAGTTCACCAATGTCGTTTGCCAACCAGCAGCCTTTCCCTTGCCAATCCATGCGTCTGCATTCCGGGGGTCTGCTTCAAGGACTCGATTGTAGTAAGTCAGTGCTTCCGCATTGTTCCCTGCGATCTCCGCTGTCTTTGCCATACCCATGAGAGTCGACACCGTGGCCGCAGGTGCTGCCGCTTCATGACCTACCACCGTGCCGCAATATGGACACGACGGAGAAGGAATATCGGCCGGAACCTGAATGTCGCGCTCGCATGACCCGCAAACCGCAGCTTTGAAGCTCATATTTCCCCCTTCGACCTAATCGATCGCAATCTAGATCACATACACAAGCAAAGCCGCATATGGTCAAGATGCCTCCGCTAAATAGGAGATGCAGCGCGGACCCAAGAAGAAGTCTATTGAAGAAAAGAAGGCGGTCGGAAGCTATCGACCATGCCGCGATGATCCCACGATCATTCTGTCTATGAATGTCGCCCCTCCCCTCATGCCTGACTACCTCACTGCAGAAGCGCAAGCTATCTGGCACGAAGAGATTGAACGCGTCACTCAGAGTGGAACGTCGGACCTCGATAGCTCGCTATTCGCAGACTATTGCTGCCTCGCCGCGATGGTCCGCTCAGCTTTCAAAGCTGGCGAGGTGCCCAAGGGTAATCAGCTTGTCGAACTCCGCAAACAGCGCGAACTCCTTGGCATCGGCGGCGCCCCATCCAGAGCGCAGCGCGGCAAGGTAGCCGAACCCGACACCCGTAACGAGTTTGCCAAACTCCTCGGTGAGTAACCGATGTGGCTTGAAGGCGACGGCCATTTCACACGCATCGCTATTAGCTACGCCGAGGGCGTGACCGCAGGCAGCATCCTTGCCTGTCAGCAGATTACCCAATCCTGCCAACTTTTCCTCGACGACATCGACGGCGACGAATGGGAGTTCAATCCCAAAGCCGTCGAACGCGTCTGCAAATTCATCGAGCTGCTGCCGCATAGCAAGGGCCAATGGGCCAGCAAGCGCGAGACGATCCGGCTGGAGCCATGGCAAGTTTGGGTGCTGGCCGGGATCTTCGGATTTGTTGATCCGGACACCCAGTATCGCAAGGTCACGGAAGCCCTGCTGCTCATCCCGCGTAAGAACGGGAAGTCCACATTCGCCGCTGGCATCGCCACCTACATGGCCTTCCTGGACAATGAGGCTGGCGCTGAAGTCTGGATCGGCGCGAACTCGAAGGATCAGGCCGATGCCTGTTTCGAACCGGCGCGTCAAATGGTCCTGCGCTCTCCACAATTTATGGAGGCCGCTGGCATCGAGGTTCACGCCAAGTCGGTCTTCAGCCCCGGCACCGGCTCCTTCATTCGGTCGATGATCGGCAAGCCCGGCGACGGCTCCAACCCGCATTGCGCGATTTTGGACGAGGCGCACGAGAACGACTCTAGCGAGCAATATGACACGATGAAAACGGGCATGGGTTCGCGCACCCAGCCTTTGCTGCTCACGATCACGACTGCGGGCTTCAACGTCGCCGGCCCCTGTCGCCAGCTACAGGTCGATGCCGAACTCGTCCTGGCTGGCATCGTTCGCAACCCGGCGCTGTTCACGGCGATCTTCACCATCGACAAGGAGGATGACTGGACGGATTTCGAGGTCTGGAAAAAGGCCAACCCTAATTTCGGCGTCAGTATTCAGGAGAATTATCTCCGCAACCAATATGAGGACGCGCTCAACAAACCGGCGAAGAAAGCCGCGCTGCTCACCAAGCATCTGAACGTCTGGGAAAATTCGACAAGTGGCTGGCTGGACATGCGCGCATGGTCAGCCTGCCGATCCGATAAGACGCTGGCCGATCTAGCGGGCCTGCCTGCGTTCGCTGCCTACGACGTGTCGACGCAGACGGACATTTCCGCGCTCGTCCTGTGTGTCATGGACGGCGCGACACCCTATTTCTTCCCCTTCTTCTTCCTGCCCGAAGGTGCGGTTCAGGGGAGCAAGAACGCCGACGCCTATCGTGGCTGGTCGAGCAGCGGCCATATCGTGCTGACACCCGGCAATGCGACGGACTTTTCCAGCATCAAAGAGCAGTTCGCCAAGCTGGTCGGGCAATTCCACATCAAGGGCGTGGCCTATGACCCGTGGCAGGGCCATCAGTTCGCGCAAGAGATTCAGGACCAATATCCCAGCATCGACGTCCGAAAGTTCGCGCAGAACATCGGCAACTATAATCCGGTCATGTTGGAGTTCGAGGCGCTGGTTGCGGACAACAAGCTACGCCACTCCGATAATCCTTGCATGAACTGGATGGCTGGCAATGTCAGCATCCGGGCAAACTCTGCCAATCACCTGTTCCCCAACAAGCCCGACAAGCAGCACCACCTAAAGATCGACGGCATAGTAGCCGCATTAATGGCCTATGCCATGAAGATGAATGAACCTGAGTTAGTCACTCCGGGCATCGACTGGCTCTGATCCCACGAACTGCCCTCCGCATAAATATCAACAACAAAGGAGACAGGCAGAAAACATACATGTCAAAGCTATTAGACTTTCTTACCGGCGGACTTGAGTTCAAGTCACTTTCGCCAATCAGGCGCAGATCATTAGACGAGATTGGCCGCGCCATTGAAGCCGGACAGGCAGGCAGACTGCTGGACCCCGCCGACAGCAACGCACTCTATTCAACCGCCGTCCTCTGTATCGTTCGCGTCATTGCGGACGGCATCGCCCAAGTTCCATTCCGTCTGCAAAAGAGCGGCGATGGCCGACGCGGTGAAGATGCCACAGACCACCCCGTCTATGAACTTCTGCGTCATGAGCCGAACGAATGGCAGACCTCTTATGAGTTTCGCGAGCAGTTCGCCATCCATGCAGGCCTGACCGGCAACGCACATATTTTCATCAACCGTGATGGGCGCGGCGTCCCGCAAGAGCTTTATGCCTTTCTGCCCGGCTCGGTCACGACCGTTCAAAATGATGACATGTCGATCAGCTACCGGGTCGCCACCGAAAAGGGCGCGTATATCGATGTTCCTGCATCGGACATGTGGCATATCAAAGGTCCTAGCTGGGACGGCGTTGTCGGTCTGAATGCTACCAAGCTGGCGCGTGAAGCGATTGGCCTCGCGTTGGCATCGGAGCAATTCGGCGCAAACCTTTTCAAGAATGGCGCACGACCAAGCGGCGTCCTTACCTCTCCCACGAACCTGACCGCAGATCAGAAGGCAGCGCTCAAGAAGGCATGGCAGGATCAATACAGCGGCGTTGGCAACGCCCACAAGACCGCCCTTATTGAAGGCGGCATCACCTTCCAGTCCATAGCGTCGACTGCGAACGAAGCGCAGTGGGTCGAAAGCCGCAAGTTCCAGATTGAAGAACTATGTCGCGCCTTTCGTGTGCTGCCCATCATGGTCATGCAATCGGGCGCGACCTCCTACAACTCGGTCGAGCAGCTTCTACTTGCTCACCTCACGCATACCTTGATGCCTTGGTATGAGCGCATTGAACAGTCGGCGCGCAAAGCTCTCCTGACAAAGGAAGAGAAGAAGGCCGGATATTACATCAAGCTGGACAGTCGCGCGCTCATGGAAGCGTCCACGACTGATCGCATGGCCTACTACAATGCCGGGCGCACTCAGGGCTGGCTCACCACAAATGAAATCCGCGAGAAGGAAGACCTTCCTCGCAGTGACGATCCAATGGCTGACAAGCTCATGCCAGCGGCAAATCTGTTTGGGCAACAGGCAGCCGATACTTCCGAAACCAACATGGAGAAGCAGGACGAGAACAATGGCAACGCAGATTGAGAAGAAGACCGTAACTGGCTTGGAGTGCAAACTAGCTGTTGAAGCGGTCGAGACCGATACCGACACCATGACATTCAGCGGCTACGGCTCCGTGTTTGGCAATGTCGATAGCTATGGCGACATCATTGAGAAAGGTGCGTTCAAGGCCAGCATCGAGAAGCATATCGAAGCGGGCACCATGCCGATGATGTTTCTCAATCATCGCATCTACGACAGCCTGCCCATTGGTGCTTGGACCGCTGTTGAGGAAGATGACTACGGCCTCAAAGTGACCGGCGAACTGCTCGACACCAGCGATGGCTTAGATACCTACAAGGCGTTGAAGAAGGGCCTCATCAAAGGGCTATCCATCGGCTTCTATCCGGTCGTCTGGGAGATGGCGTCCAAATCAGACGAGTATCGCCGCACCATCACGGAAGTCGATCTTGTTGAGGTCAGCGTGGTCAACATGCCTGCCAATGGCAGCGCGCTTATCGCTGATGTGAAGTCCAACATTGAAGAAATGAGAATCCGCGATCTTGAACGTCTACTTCGGGATCGCGGCCTAAGCCGCAAGGAAGCCGAAACTGTCGCGAGCCAGTTTGAGTCGAAGCGCTACTTGGCAGAGCGTGAACAAAAGCGCGTCGAGATGGCTGAACTCAACGCCCGTCTAAGCAGGCTGCTCGGCAAGTAAGAGCCACAGGCCAAACAATAAATAGAGGGAAGGCAAGAAGCAACTTGCTCAAGTGAGCCGCTACAGGGGCGATCCTGTCAATAGGTCACAACAATAAAAACAATCCTATTAACAGGAGAGAACATAATATGTCAGATGAAA